ATGTCCTATGATGGCCTTGTATCCCTTCTAGGTTTGGAAGGTGTCACATGTTGAAAAAGATTAAAGACTTTGCAGATATGGCCTTTTTGCCCGTTGTAATGTGTTTCACTGTTACATGTGGCCTATTGTTCTTTCGGTTCCTTGCATGGGTTGCGATATGGTTAAATTAAAATTCTACTGTATTGTGTTCATACTTTTCAACATGGTTCACAGCTGCTCATAAAAATAAATTAAAAAAACATTGTATCCTATGTTGACAACTGTAACAATATAGGATACAATATATATATATCCAATGAAGGATATAACAACCAAAGAGGATAACATGAAACAAATAACCTTTTCACAAATCGTATTCTACTTGATGAAAAAACACGGTATCGGTGCATACAGGGTAGAAGAAACAAATACTACTTTTGAAATCACAAAAAACGGTATGTTTGACGATATCGCTGTAAGTATTGAAATGGGTACATATCTTAATGAAGATACTGTTAAAACTGAGATTGACTTGGCCATTATTGAGTTAGAAAAGTTGTTAGATGCTGAACAGGATAGACTGACTAAAAAATTAATGGACTCTTTGAATATGGAAGATATCACAATTAGAATTAATGGAATGTCAGATATAGATGATTCAGTACTGAGATAAATATTGCAATAGCAACATATCAACCCCTTGTCACTAGGCAGGGGGTTTTTTGCTTTTTCAGCATATTGCAAACACAGCAAAATAAATACTGCACTTGCAACACCACCACCACTATTGTATTATGCTACTATTACAGCATAGGATACAAATTGTTGTAAATGCAGCACACCGAACCCACAAAAACTCATAAGGTAAGGGGTATAAATGAAAGGTACAAAATCCGCAAGGCTAGAAGCCCCAAAAACTCTAATATCTAGGAGTATTCGAAATAGGAATATTAACGGGTTACTTTGGGGGTTTATTACCCTAGCACATGAAGAAATTAAGGTATCGGGCCAAATAGAGACTTTTTCGGGGTCGGATATACGGGACTTTGTAAAACTATTGCATGCTAGAGAGATTGAGAGCAAACTCCAAGATGACACAAACGCAGCAATATCCACGCGGCAATTGCAGCAATGGATTGATGCAAGTACAGCAAATGACACAAACGCAGCAAAGGAAACCAATGTTGCAAAGACAGCATCAAAGGCCACGAAATCCAAATAACGCGCCTGCAGCATCAGAGGGGCACCGGTGTTGCAAGCGCAGCACTCCAAACCTCCGAGGGCCACATGTTGCATCATCAGCAATATCTAGGCAGGGTGAGGGAGGGTTATTCGGATGGTAACTAAATACAAGAATCGAATTGCTGTCAAAGTAGCAATATCCAGTGTAGGGATCGGTCGGGTTGCTACGTCTACAGCATGAACCCTTTCATGCTATAGTAGCAACACCCGACAAGATCCTGAAACGGATATTGCGTTTACAGCATCTTGGTTTTTGATATTGCATATACAGCAAAGTGGAGTAACCGATATGTAACCGTATGGTTATGTATCGGTTATGAAAACGACATAAACAAAGGATTCAACTAAATGATAGAACAAGTAAATACAATATTCTCAGACCCTTTCCAGTTTATTAGCAGATTGAATATAGTCGATAAGAATGGTAGAGTAGTCCCCTTAAGACTCAATGCAGAACAAATAGACATTATCAACGGTTTACAAGAGGGTGATGATACTTTAATCCTTAAACCTCGACAAATAGGCAGTAGCACGGTCGTATGTGCTTATATGTTTTGGAAGGCCTACACAGCAACCACACCATTAACCTGTGTGATACTTTCATATAAGATTGCATCTAGTAAACATCTATTGCATATACATAAACGTTTTTATCAGTATCTCCCAGAGGTTCTTAAAAGGCCCTTAGACGTTGACAATACAACAGAACTAGCCTTCAAGGGGGGTGGTAGGATTGTAGCCGCAGCAGCAACACAGGCAGGTGGTTTACGGTCTTATACGTGTTCTATGCTTCATATATCTGAATATGCTTTTGCTGAAAATCCAGAGGAGTTAAAGGCCACAGCGATTAGTGCATTGAATGATGGACAGTTAGTTATAGAGTCTACAGCGAACTACTACAATGATGCATTATGGAAGGAGATACACAAGTATCATACAGGTGAAGCACATTGGAAATATCTATTCTTTCCTTGGTATATGCATAGCGAGTATAGCATGGAGGATATAGGGCTAGAGTTAACAGATGAGGAGACTAAACTACAGTATCAGTATGGTCTAACCCTTGGACAAATAGCATGGAGACGTGAGAAGATAAGCAAACTAGGATGGGAAAAGTTTGTACGTGAGTATCCGTTAACATTGGATGAGGCCTATAGGATTAGTGGGAATACATACTTTACAGCACAGGACTTTGACCATGTGAATGTAATACAGGTACAGCCTAGTGAATGGACAACATTTGAGAATCCTAATCCAGATGATTCTTATGCTGTAGGTGTAGATGTTAGTGGTGGTGTTGGTAGGGATTATGCAGTAGTCTTTTGTGTATCTAGGATGACCTTACAACCAGTATGTATATATCGTAGTAATACTGTAAGCCCTGTACAGTTGGCCGATTATATCTATGATATGAGTGTTACATACAATAATGCACTGGTATTGGTAGAGAGTAATAACTATGGGTTGGCTACTATACAGGAGTTAAAGCATCAGGGATTCCATCGGTTTTGGTTAGACCCACATACAGGTAAGGACTTTTTGACCACTGGTAGAACTAAGCCATTGTTGTTTGAGAACTTAAAGAAGGGGATACAGACTGGTAGTATTCATATGATAGATAATATTACTGTAACTGAGTTGCGTAGTATTACGGTAGATGAGAAGGGTATCTTGCGGTTTGGTGATGATATGGATACACACTGTGATAGTGCGATGGCGATGTCATTGGCCTATTGGTGTTTAAATAGTGTTAAGTTAAAACAGAATGCATATTTGCCAGATTGGATTATTGCACAGAAGGCGGATAGAGTACAACAGGCAGGTGGTGTAAGTCCACAGTTGCATAGGAGATATTGATGGCATTTTGTCCTGAGTGTGGTGAAAACCCGTGTAAGTGTGGAAGCATACCATGTCAAAAGATTGGTGATTTGGATTTGGTAAGACTAGAGTATATGGTAAACAATAAAGTATTCCGAATAGTAGTACCGTTAGATTTAGTAAATCAATATGAAGAGTTGTATAGTAGTATACGGTTAATGGATGCCAAAGGTAACATTATTGAGTATAGTAGTGTTAGTAATAGTGGTGTTGGTGGTAAGGAGAAAAGTAATGGCACGAACCAGTAAAGAGATTGTACATTTGATTCGTACAGTGTTGGATGAGCATAATGATTTTTATGACCAACAACGAGCAGAACTGAAGCGATATCGTGATGTATATGAGAACAGGTTTTGGCAGTCAGAGTACATGGATGATACAATGGTTCGAGTTGAGACTGCTGACTGTTTTGGTTACGTTGAAGGTTTTATTGCCAGTTTGTTTAGTCGTAATCCTGCAGTTGTGGTAGCCAAAGATACATCTATTATTGAGGGAAATGCATTGATGGCCCAAGAGGTTGTTAATAGATTCTTGTTTGACAAACGTGAGCAGTTAGAGATTGCTAGTAGACTTGCCTTGATTTATCCTTCATCGTTCCTCAAACTGTCCCCCACAAGTAGCACGGATATGCTTGAAAAGGTGTCTATCCGTGCTATTCCTTGTTGGGAGATTATACGTGACTTGGATGCCAGTAGTTGGGATGAGCAGCGATATGTAGCCCATGCGTACTACTTGAGTGTACCAGAAGCAAATGAAAAGTTTGGTAAGAAGAAATGGACTGCTATACCTAAGGTGGATTACTTTACACCACAGGAAAAGTATACTGGTGTTAGTGAGGATTTACCAGATGATTACTTGTATATACAGGTAGTGGAGTTCTATGACATGGCTTATGACATGTTGTATTTTTGGACACCGAATCATGGTGATGGTGAGTCGTTATTGGAAAAGTCACAGATACCCATCCGTACTTATGATGACAAGCCATTGAGTCCTATTTGTCCGTTGTACTATGCACGTAGACCAGAGAAGCCTATGTTGGGTATGAGTGCTGTTAGTCGTGTGTATGACCAGTTCTATGAAAAGAATATATTAAGAACATACTGGGCCAACTCAGTACGTCGAGATTCTCGGCAGTATCTGTACAAGGAAGGCTCGTTAGATGAAGAAGCATTGGCAAAGATTACAGCAGGTATTGATGGTGCAATGATTCCTGTTGATGAACCTGTCCTCGATGGTATCATCCGTGCTGTGGGTGTAGAACCGTTGAGTGGTAACTTTGACCGATACTTGAACTATATTGAGCAAGACATTAATCGTGGTAGTATTTTGGCCCCATTTAGTCGGGGGGAAGCGACTAAGGCTACTGCTACTGAGGTTACTGCACTTGCTCAATATTCTGCTAGTGAGATTGGTAAGTTGGCCCGTGAACGTGACAATGCTATTGAACGATTGTCATTGGTGTATTTGCGTACGATTAGTTTATTGGCTGAGGATAATGAGCAGGCTGTGATTGAGATTAACAAGTTGCCTAAGGTGATTACTGTACAGGACTTGGATGCTAAGTTCCGTATTGTTGCGCTTGACCAGTCAAGTACTCCATTATCTGAAGCATTAAAACGTAGTAACTTGGTTCAGTTGCTTCCAGTGCTTACACAGTTGGGTGTGTCTCCAGAGAAGATTAAAGAGGAGATTGTACGTCTTTATGACTTACCAGAATCCTTTATGGAAACACCACCACCACTACCCCAACAACCGCAAGCAGGATTGGGTGGCGCACCAGAGGAAACAGCCATGAATACCTTAGCAGGTGACATTGGAGCACAAGGTGAGGTTCCAACACAACAACTTGCACAGATGCTTGGTGGAGGTATCTAATGCCACGATACACTTACGGTTGTCGATTGTGTGATCTTGAACACACTATGATAGTTAAGTTCACCGACCCAGATCCACAGGTTTGCGGTATGGACACTCCCAATAGTGGTTGTGGTGGTGAGTTATATAGAATGTTACGTGCGCCTAGGGCGCATAGTAGTTGGAATACTACTGGCCGATATGGTGTCAATGGTTATTATAGCAAGGCCCTTGGAAGGCACATTGAGTCTCCACAGAAGGAGAAGAAGATAATGGAGTCACGGGGTTTTGTTTGTGAAGCGGATCTCCCTAAAGACCGATGGGATAGTGCTGTAGAGACTCAGAAGCGACGTGTAGCCGAACAGGATAAAAGCATAGAAACCTACACAGAAGCCTTAAAAAGTGGTAAAACAAAAGAAGAAGCCGTTTGTGCTGCATTTACAGCAAGTGATGCAGTCAGTGGTAAACTAGATGAAACATGGGGTAAAAAATGAAAGAAGAAATGATGAACCAAGGCCAACCATCGATGGAAATGGAAATTGAGATTCAAGGTGCTGAACAAGAAGATGAGTCTATGTTTGGTGAAATGGCACCCAAGGGTCGATTCACTGCTAAGGCTTTAAACAACTTGGTAAAAGCAACAAACCGTTTGCTGCCATTGTTTGACCAAACACCTGACTATCCATCGTTTGACCAGAATATTACTGAGTTTCCAACGGACTTTGTTCGTGTATTGGCTATGTTTAATGGTGCTGTTAGTGGTGCTATTGAAGAAAACTTGATTGATGAAGAACTAGACTTTGACATGTCAGAGATTACTGGCGATGAGAATGTCAATATGTTGGCAGGCAAGTTAAACCGTTTAGTGAATGACCGTTCATTTAAAAAGTATCTTAAAGGCATGTCAGATGATAAAGGTGAATCTATGGAAGAAGAAGAACCTGAATCAGAACAAGGCATGCAAGAAGAAGATGTAGATGCTTTGTTTATGGAGCGGAT